TAGGGGCACAAAAATAAGCCCCGAGGTCCCCCCGAGGCTGTCTATTACCACTCCATGATATTGTATGTGACGGTGACGCCCTTGTACTTGCCGCCGTCGAAATGCGCCAATGCCTCAAAGCGTCCCCGCTCGTAGCCGATGCTCATGAGTGCCTTGCCGTCAATGACGGATGCCCCCGCCTTGATGCGGTGATCTTTGCGCAGGTTGATCTTATACACGTCAACTTTCTGCTGCTCGGTGGGCAGGTCTTTGCCGTCCTTATCTTGCGTGATCGGCGTGACGACGGTGCGGTCACTCTTCTCCCGTGCCGCCCGTGGCAATGTCGATGCATCCTCCCGTATCTGCCGCTCTACCACCGTTGCCGCCCGCTCCACCGTCGGGGCGGTGACGTAGTACGTCGTTGTCGGCGCACGCTGTCCCGCCTGTATCGCCGTGATGCGCTTTTCGAGCGCGTTGGCGTTCGCAGTGAATATATCCAGACGGTCTTTCAGTTTCCGCACGTCCTGCGTCTCCTCCTGCGTCATGACGGCGGGTTTTCCCTGCTCCTCCTCATGTCCTGCATAGCGCCCGACGGCGTAAGCAATGCAGACGAGCAGGACGGCGAGGATTACTGCACAGGTCGTTTTGTGCTTTGTAATGGTATCTTTCACCCGTTCAAGCATTATACACCCCTCCTCACTGATTGGCGTAAAAATTCGCCTTACCGACGATGGTATCCATCTGCGCAAAGAGTTTCGCGCCGGGGCACGCCGTCGACATGAGCTCTCTATGCCCTACGATATGATCGCGGTCAATCGTCAGCCCATAGTCGGTGCAGAGGTTAGCCAGCAGCATAGCAAGGCTCTCGATCTGCCGATCTGTCGGCTCTCCAATCTCAAAGTTACCGCATACGTGGATGCCAATGGTGTGCTTGTTCTCCCCGAAGGCGTGCGCACCAATCGTCCAGTGCGGACGCCCGATCTCCACTGTGCCATCCTTGCGGACAACGTAGTGGTATCCGATACAAGACCATCCCTGCGCCTTGTGACTTGCATCAATTTCTGCCGCCGAGAGATCGTCATCCGTAGGATTGCCTGTGTGGTGGATGACGATCATGTCGGTCACACTCCGTGTCGTGAGCTGGTTGTAGTTGATATCAAGATAGGTCTCCCTCAGAGGTACTCTTTCCATTGTTATCCTCCTTCTTTTCTTCGTACTGGTCTGGGATGCCGTTCTCGTCGCGGTCGATAAACGACTTTGCCAAAAATCCGATGACGGCGATCCACGCTGCCCCGCTGATCTCGTGCAGGAAATTACGTAACTCCACGAGGTCGGGCTTCAGCGTATTGTTCCAGTCATATATCCACGCACCGACATAGATACTGCAACAGATGACAAGCAAGGCCGCATACCACACGATGTAGCGCATGGCAGCGTGACTTCTTGTCATGCTGCGCAGATATTTCTTGCCTTTTTTAATCCACTGCGAGACTTTGAGCATTGCTTACCTCCCTCCGAGTGCCCATGTCAGCACGCTTGCGAATATGCCGACGATGGTGGTGCTCATCCCGATGGTCCAGCACACGTCGCGCTTGAACTCATCCAAACGCCGATGCGCGGACTTTGTGCTTTCCTCAAGGCGCGCGATACGCTCATTGATGGCATAGAGCTGATCTTGTCCCATGGGCAGCTTCTCGGCAAGCGATTTGATCTGTCCTTTGATTCCCTCGAGTTCGGCGAGAATTTCACCTCGAGCCATTGCATTCTCCTTTCCGGCACAGAAAAAGCCGCCACATTCATGACGGCTATTCTGCGCTCTGTCTTACACTGCTACGTGTGCCGCAAGATAGGCGGCGATGTCCTCACGGTAGATTTCGGGAACGACCTTTTGATCGTCCTTTGTCTTGTCCTCCTCAGAGATTGCCCATGCACCCGCGCGTACAAGGTACGCGTAGATCGGAATCATGTATGCCCACTTCGTCATTTGCCCTCACCCCCCTTCAGTGCGGCTTCAACGGCGGAAAGACGCTCGCCCTGCGCCATCAATCGCGCTTCCTGTGCTGCCATTGCTTCAAATGCGGCGAGACGTATGTCGTCTACGACAGGCTCAGCGGGCACGGCAGGGGCTGGCGGTGCGGAGACAGGCTTGCCCGTCTTTGGGTCGCGGATGTAGCCCGTGCCGTTGTCGCCCAGTCCACAGTTGCCGATGTAGGTCTGATAATCCTCCTCTGAGATGGGGATGTAGTCATCATCGAGGTATTTTTGCCGCTCCTCGTCGGTCGTGTAGTGCACACCGCTGACAACAGTGGTCTCGCGGTGTCCCACAGCATCAAATTTTGCAAGGTATTCCATACGACTATCCCTCCTCCTTAAATCCCAATCGCGAACCATAGGACATATCCCGCTGGTGATGTATTGCCATATAGCTCTGCGCCAGTCAGGCTGTAGCTTTGGACTGCGCTGTTGGTGACCGCATTCTCGTGGGCAATCGTGCTGGAAAAGTTGATGTGGAAAACTTTACGGCCGAACGATATAGGGAAGGATACCCTTTGTGCTCCGTTGCCATTTTTAACAATCCCCCACTGCACGATCAATCCATTGGCAAATTTGACCCACCCATTCTCGGCGAGATTGCTCGCAACGATACCAGTTTTGGCTGCGTTGATCTGGTTGATGATCCACTGTAAGGACTGTCCGCCGAGATTGTCGGAGTTTCCTGCGCTGTCTGCCTTTCCCCGCAAAGTACCTTCGAATCCGCCGGCACAAGCAATTTTTCCTGATGTGTGAATGCTCCTTCCTCCATTCACGCGCATCCAGTCATCATCAGCCATATACCAGCCGCCACCATATTTTTTGAAAAATAACCCTGCATCGCCCAGCACCTCAAACCCATTATCTGTTTGAATTTTAGGTGCAAAAAGTGTTCCGGTTAATTTATCACCAGACTTGCTGACTTTCTCCGCGAGCGCGTTTGTCACGGTCGCTGCAAAGTCCGCATCGTTGCCGAGTGCTGCAGCGAGCTCCTGCAAGGTGTCAAGAGCTCCCGGTGCAGAGTTCACGAGCGCGGCAATTGCCTGTGCCACGAATGCGGTGCTTGCGATCTGTCCGTTATTCGTCCCCTTCCCCGCCGTCGGTGCCGTCGGGGTGCCCGTGAGTGCGGGGGATTCGTATGCGTCCGGATGCAGGTGCTTCTTGTGTACAGACTTCTCTGCAAGATTTTCACTTTTGACAATGCCCTCATACTTCGTGGCCGCTTCTGCCCGTACCGCAGATGCTTCTGACGCAGATGCACTCTGCGCGGAGGCTCCCGCACTGCGCTGTGCTTGTACCGCTGCATCCGAGGCGATTTGTCCGTCATCCTTTGCACGTGCGGCAACGCCATCTATAGCGGTTTTTACCTCGTCAACGTGGCTCTGTATCGCATGGACATCCACCTGCATATTCTTAATTTTGCTCTCGCTCTCAGCACTTGCCTGTCTGCTTGCCTCAGAGGCTGCGGCAGACCGTGCGGAGTTCGTAGCAAAGGAGGCGGCAACGTTTTTAGAATCACCTGCGCTGCGTGCAGACTGATCGGCTGCACTGGCAGCGTTTTTTGCAGTCTGCACATAGGTCTGCAAATCCGTGAGCCGCTGCTCCGGTGTCTTTGGATCGCCCGCGGGCAAGGTCACGGTGCGTCCGAACATTTCATCATGTTCCTGCAGGATCGCAGTTGCCTTATCTGACATTGCCTCAATGTTCGGCAACGGATATTTTGCACCGAGACCCGTGAGTTGGTTGATTGGTGTCTTACGATAGATCGTGATTGTCTTGCCATTCGGCAGTTTCGGCGGCTGCGCAGCGGCGGCGGGTGCCTGCCCGGGCGCATAGCCCGGATAGTGCACAACCTTCGCCGACACATCGACAAAATAATCCCGCGTGATCTCCGTCGTGATCTCCGTCGCCGTATCATAGAGGGCAACGCGGATTGTATCCGCCGACGAAATATCAAACAAGAACGGGAACACCGAAGTATTCCCGTCTCCTTGATACGTCACAGCGGTTTTTCGATACTCAATCATTTGTGCGCTCCTTTCTTCCCCTTGTGCGCCTCTGCTTTTTCTTCGGCGGCTCGGGCTTTTTCGGCACCTCTTTTTCCCGAAGTTTCTTGTCAAAGATCACCGCACGCAGGACGTTGCGGATATCGGGGTCATAGTAGTTATCCGTCTCCATCATATCAACGGCAAACTGCACCGCAGAGAATACACCGTCCGAGAGTGTGTTCGTGACACCATGACGCGACGCTGTGAACGTGCTTACCGTCTGTGCCGCAGACTTTGCGATATCGACGTACCCGACCTCTTTCTTTGGCTTCTTGTACTTCTTATCCTCCTCATACTTCTCGCGCTGTTTCCTCGTCATCTTCTTCACGCGCTCGCGCTCCTTCGCCTCTTCCGCCTCACGCTTTAGATCGTCCTCTCCTTTCTTCCAGATGAGATTCCACGTCGCCACTGCCTGTTTTCCGCCGCGTGAGAGAACAGAGCCGACCTCGAAATTGCGCCCGCGCGTCGTACCGTCAAAGAGCGCATCCGTCACCATCCCGATAAGGTCACGAACAAGAGGAATCATTCCCGTCGCCGTAGATACAGTATTCTTTCCGATCACATTCATCCAGCGTTCTTCCCACGGGACTTCAACCTTTGTTGTCTTCCCCGTTTTCGGGTCAACAACATTCCGATACTTGTCCTTATCGTCGTCGCCTTCAAGGCCCAGCGCGGCTTTCCCGAGCCCGCCGATCAGTCCGACAAGGATAATGCGGTACAGCACCGAGCGTACGAACGGCATCCAAACACGGATATGTCGGTACCCGTCGGCGTTATACTTCCCGCCGTAGTACGATTCAAGCACCGCGTTGAACTGTGTATTGAAAAACGAATAGAACGACGTGAACATCTTCACCGCTTCATGGCGTGACCGTTGAATCGCCGCAAGGTCTTTCGTCTGCCCCGAGCCGAACGTATCACGCACAGCCGCGTCACCCGCCTGCACCGCACGCATTTCTGCCTCACGAATCCGCTCCGCCTCATCGTAGATAGGCAGCTCGCCCGCACGTTCAAGGGCGATACCCGCCTCCGCAAACTCCTTCTCCTTCGCGCGGATGCGCTCCTGTAGTGACGGGTCAACCTTCTCCTCCATCTCACGGCGCAGGTCATATATCTCTGCACGCAGCTCGTGCACACGATTCTGCGCCTCCTGATAGGTGCGCTTATTCGCCTCATTCTCCTCATTGATCTGTGCCAGAGCTTTTGGAAACGCCTCGTTATAGGCACTGTTCCACGTTGGCACAGAGAGCGCAAGATCGGTAAAGGAGAGCGCACGATAGGCGTTATCCCGCAGGAACTCAAGCGGTTTATACGTCGGGTCAAACGTGTGACTATCGCGGCGTACATCACGCTCCATGTTGTTGATGCGGTCAGCCATAAAGATAGACTTCTTCGACATAGCAAGAAGTGTTTTCGGATGAAGGGCAAACGCTATGACCGCCTGTAGAGCCCGCCTTGCCCCGAGCTTATCAACCACAGGGGCAATGTTCGAGACGTTCTCAATCACGGGCCACATACGCCAGCCCATAATCGCCATCGTTGAGTTCCGCCGAAACGCCGCAAGCGCACGGCTTACTGCACTTCCCGCAAGGTCTGTGCCGTCTGCGGGGATGGCCCACACGTCCACCGCCCACTGTTTCAGATACTTGTAGACAGGGCGGCCATAGTTGGACGAAACATAGGCCTCAAACGCCTTGTCATTGATGATACGGTACACATCACGCGCCGCAATGCGGAACGCAATGTTATGTGCGGCGTTGTAGACATGCTCTTGTAAGACACTAAACTCAAGGCGAACAGGCAAAACAACGTCGCCCTCAACGCGGGCTTTCGTGTGGCCACGCATTGTCCCAAACACCTGCGCGCCTGTCATCGTCCCCTTTGCCGCCTCTTCCGCCGTTTTATCCTGCACATTCGAGGACTTCTCAGCGTTGTACCGCAGGGGATAATAGCCGCCTTTCAGCGTGACCTCCTTCCCATCTGCCGTCTTGATCGTAAATTCATGAGCGGGGACTTTGCCGATGTGTGCGCCGTTCAGACGTTCCTCCGTGCGGGCGCTCTCCTCCCAGAACGTATCAGCGAGATTCCACACCTCCTGCACGACCTTCCAATCCTTCTCCGTCATATTCTCATGCAGGGTACGGATAACATCAAACCTTTGCCCGATATCATCCATCACACGCTTGCGGTTGGTCTCCGTCCCCCAGTTCATGGCAAGGCAGAGGACATTCTCTTTTGAGAGCATATCGCCGTGCGCGTCGATGTTCCTATCCTTCCACTTCATACGCTCTTTTCGCGTGTAGACGGAAAAGATTTTTTCAAGCTCCTTCTGCTTCTCACCGAGAATTTCGGATTCCTTCATCTGTGCACGATCATACGTGCCATAGAGGTATCGGTGCGCTTTCTCTCCAAGCAGACGCATAATAAGCTCCGGTTTCGTTAGGAGGAGGCTTCCCTCCTGCCCGTACTTTGCCAGCACCTTTCCAACAAGCGGCGTCTTTGCAAGGAGCTCGCCGTACCCTACGCCGCCCGTATCCTCCGAGACAGGATGTTCCACTATGCCCGAGGGCTTCAGCGCGGTATCATCCGTGAAAATCTCCCCGAGAATATCGTCCGTCGTCTTCCCCTGCATGCTCTTTGTCAGCATCTCGTTACGTCTGCGTCCGACGTTGTAGAGGATGCCGAGTGCATTGACAATATCTGCAAACTCGTCAAGCTGCATCTCTTGATACCGTTTCTTCCCCTCTGTAATGACATCGAGGAGGTCGGACGGGTCACAGGCATCAATGTCGATGTTATCCTTGTACCGCGTGAAAAGCTCAGAGAGCTTCGCGCCGTCGACAGGCTTTTCCTCATCGTTCGCTTTCAGCCCGAGGAGATAGCCGATATGATTCAGCCAGTACCGCTCATCCGCCGCAAGCCTTACCGTGCGGGCATTCAGCTTTCGCTTTACACCCTTCACCAGCTTGTTCAGCCGATCTTCGTTTCTCTCTGCCTCATAGGCACACGCCGCCGCGAACGCCTGCTGTTCCTTCAGCGCGAGCACCTCAGACCATTTCCCCGCCGCCGCGGCTTTATCCATAGCACGCGCATACTTCCGCTCGTTACGGCGGAAAAAGCGTGGGTTGCAGGATTCACTGATCTCTCTCTCACGCAGATACGCACGCGCCTCCTCCCGCATAAACCGCTCGTGTTCATACGCCGAGCGTTCATACTCCTTGCGTACTTCCTGCTTTGTCCCGCGCCTTGTCGAGCTTTCTGCCTTCTTCGCCTCCGCGACGGCTTTCTTCTTCACTTCTTCGGGCGCATTCCCGCCGAGGAGACGCATCAAACGCTCTTTACGGCGCAGGGCGGCGGATTCGATAGCAAGACGCCGATGGTACGCTTTCGGCGTCTGCATGGCGCGTGCCACGTTCTCATCCGACAAATGCTCCTGCATAATCTGCTCGTCAAGCTTGCGGGCGTATTCAGTTATGTAATCCTTTAGCTCGTTTTCGAGCGTCTTGCGCTTTCCTCTTGCCTTCTTATAGGCGGCGTAGGACGGGAACCAGTTCATGACAACATCCGTACTGCCGCCTTGCCGCATGGCATACTCGGCGAGATAGACAGGATCGTTTTCCAGTTCAGCACGCTTGCGCTCACGCTCCGCCTCTACCTTTTGGTTAAATTCCTCCCGTGCCTCCTTCTTCAGGTCATTCATGACACGATTACGCAGAATATCCTCTGCCTCTTCTTGTGCCTCCTGTGTCCAGCGTTTATAGAGCTCCGCCTCTGTCTCACCAAGGAGGGATTCAACACTCTCCTTGCCAAGGAGTTTTTCAATCGGGCGGAATCGCTCATCGAGCTTTGCCTCTGTGATCTCGTTCTCCGTTGCAATCATGCGTGCCATGACCGCCTGCACCTCTACCGACGGCATTGCGCCCGCATTCTTCGCGAGATTGTAGATTTTACGCAGGAACGCCTTGAAACGACGGAACACACTCCGCATGGACGCAGACGGGGCTTTCCCTTCCGAAAGATACATCTCAAATCCACGGGCAAACCGCTCCTGCCGCCAACGCTCCAGTGCCGCCTTTTCCGCAACAACGTCGCCCGACTTCTTCGCCGCGAGAATCGCGTTCTCGTGATCACGGAACTCATCGGCAAAGTCCGTATCCTTGTATTCCTCCGCCGCGCCCTCGTGCCACTCTGCCCACGCATTGACCGTCTCAAGCTCTTTCGCAGATGCTTCGTCCATTTCTGCGAGCTCGTCCAAATCCATCAGGAACATATGCCCCATCTCGTGCATGAACGTCGATTCATCCGCACTCTCAAAGAGCGTAATGATGCGCTTTCCGTCCTCTTTGGAGATTTCTCCCCTCACCTCTTGACGGAGCATCTGATTGAACTTCTCAATGATGGAGATCGCCTTATCGTCGAAAACGACGAATCCACGCCCGCTCTGCTCATCGTGATAGGTAATGCCTTTGATACCATACTGATTCAGAAGTTCAGACGCTTCCTGCTGTCCATCGACAAGGTCACTGATCGTGCCGTAGATATTCATTCCATCCGATTCAGACAGCGTATCCATGATCTCCGCAATGACTTTTGCTTTGCCAAGGCGGCGCACATCATTCCAGTTTTCAAGCTGCTCAAGCGTCAGTCCGTGGACAAGTTTTTCCAAGCTCTTGCGCACTTTTACCGGCTGTGCGTCATATGCCTTCTGTTCGTCAATCAGAACATCGTTATCAGGGATTTCCACATGATAGAGTTTCCCTCCGTAACCACTTGCCGCTTCGCGCTTCTCTGCCAAGTACAGCCCCCAGCCGTGCGCCTGTGCCCCTTCGCCCGTGCCGATTGCAGAGAGCAGGAACTCTACGAAATCGTGCGGCGAGCCGTGCCACGCGGACTGTGCATAAACATTTCCGTCTGCGTCCTTGACACCAGTAAGCATATCGCGTATACTAATCGTAGATAAAGCATCTTCTTCGGCCACACTAACGCCTGCCTTTGCACCGGCTTTCGAGCTGGTCTCTGTGATCGGCGCAGTGGCGAGAGGATGCTTTTTTGCGTAATAGATTTCATATATCGTCACGCTTGTAGGCGATGAAACAACGCCGTTGTGTTCTTCGGCAACGATAACTAAAGTGCGAATTCTGCCGTTGATGCGTACTGGCACCATCAAACGATAGTAGTTTTCGACCTCATTCTTGCGTTTTTGAGTTCTCCACTTCGCCCCCTGCAATCCGTGCAGGCTTTTTTTCTTTGTGTTCGGGACAACTTCGACAACAACAGCGTGCTGAACAACATCTCGAAAGTTTGAGAGCACAGTGTTTCTTGCTGCTCGATTGGCGGCAGACTGATTCGCTTTCCCGCGAATCAAGTGCCTTTGCCCATATCGATCATTATCTTTCGGCAGTCCGACTAATGCCTTAAAATCAGCCACAGGAATAGGTTCTGTACGGCTTAACTTTGATATATAGGCGATGATCTCTTTATCGCTTTTTCCTTTCAGGTCGTTGGTCAGCGTATCAAAACCAACGACGTGTACCTGTTCATCAAGGTTCAGTCCTGCACGCACTGCCTGATGAAGCACATCCTCATTTGAACGCATATCCGTCCCGCCATACCGCAGGGCGAATCTGTCCCTAAAATAGTCCAGTGCCGTGTATTCCTCTTTCCCCTCCTGTGTGCGCATTGCCGCCGCGAAAATATCCGCGTGATGCGCAAACAGCATGGCGTTCATGCGTGCGACTTTTGTCTGTTTGTCCTCCTTCTGCTCGCCGCCGATCTTTTCCAGCATCTCAATGATTTGACGGTAGAGCTTATACCCTTCGGGCGACAGTCCCGCAGAGCCCTTGACCTCGAACGAATCGACCTTCATCATACGCTCTTTGATATTCTCCAGCGTCTTGATGTGCCCGTTCAGTTCGTCCAGTTCGCCGCGTGCCGCGTCCATTGCCTCCGCTGCTTCGCGCGTCGTCGGAATCCATCCCTCCACCTGCGGAGCAGACGCGTCGCCCACCGTCAGGAGATAGGCAAGGTCACGCAGCTGTGCCTGATTCGGGGCTTTCCCGTGCTGCTTGTAGTACTCCTGATACCACGGCGCATTATTGGACACACGTATCCCGCGCCCATCTTCCCCAAGCGGCAGAATGTCAACGCCCTGTTTCATCCCCTTTGAGAGCGCGTCCATTGCGGGCTGCAGGATCTCATCCCGCGCCGCCGTAAAGTCGTTATAGAGCGAACGCCATCCTTCGGCGGGGCTTTCTGTGTTCTGGGCGATAACCGCCTTTGCCATATCGCGCTCGCCGTAGAGACGTGCTTTCTCCCGTTCGTCAAGGTTTTCCCTCGCCTCGGGGAAGTATTCATCCGCAATGCTTTTGACAATATCCGCCCGTGCATGGACGGCGCGTTTTTGTGCGGTTTCGAGCGCGTCAGACAGCATCTTCGCATTCTCTTTCATGCGCGCCAAAGAATCCGTCTCCGGAGAAAAGGATACGGATTCAAGGAGCTGTGGAGACGCCGCAGACTGCGCATACTTTTCCGCAGGGACAAAAAGATGCCCGCCCGACTCTATCGTCTTTTGGAGTTCCTCCTCACGAATTCCGGCAGTCTTTGCTACCTCCTTCAGGTCAGCAAGGCCGTTTTCTTTTTTCACTGCCATTGCCGTATCAATATAGGCGTTTTCAAATCCCGAGCCCTGCACCTGTGTACGGATAATCTTCTGCTGTACGTCGGGGGCTGTCTCCTTCAGTTTTGCCGACGAGGCGACCTGCTGCAGGCGATTCAGCATCACCGTACCTGTCATTGTCTTTTGTGCGGCGAGCTCCTCCTTTGCTTTCTCGGAAAAGAGGCGCCGCGCATGGCGCACACTGCCGAGCGACCCGCCGCCGAGCGAGGAGGCCATGCCAAAACCAAGTCCAGCAGGGATAGCTTCGACACTTGCGACAAGTGCATTCGCGGCAATATCGCCGATACTGTACGCCTTATCCGCCGCACGGCCGTCCGACGCATCGACAATGCGGTTATGGATGAGATCATCGGCGATCGACTGTGCGCCCTCTTCGGCGGATTCCGTCGCCGCAATCTTCAGCGTATCCTTGACCTGCGCCTTTGCGAACGCCGCGACAGACTCACGCTTTGCCACGTCGTACTTTGCCGCATCGACAACGCCCTTGATTGCATCCACGGCGTATTTGTCTGTGCCGTTCTTCGTGAGAAAATTGACCGCGCCACGGGAAAGCGGCTTTGTCGCAATCCCGAAATTCGCCATTTCAATTCCCGCGTTTGCCGCACCGCCAAGTGTCGCATAAAGGCGTCTGTCATTGTCCGTGAGAAGCGGATTCCCGTCCGTGTCCTTCATGTTCCCGTATTCGGCGAAACGCGAGCCTGTCTCAGGACGACGCATCCCCTCAAATGCGCCGACACGCATCCCTGCGCCAAGCCCCGCACGAGCGAGTTGTCCCATTGTCGCGCGTGTAATCACAGAGCGTGCGGTGCCAACAACGAAACCGCCCGCCGCGCCTGCTGCGCCGCCGACAAGTGTACCGCCAAGAGGTTCTATCCCGGTACCCAGTGCCGCTCCTGCAAGAGCCGCCGCCTCCGCCGTGATGAGTCCGTCGCGCACGCCCTCACGAATGCTCTGCAGCATCTCAGGCCCCGACGATGCCATCCCGCCGACAATCGCAGAGAGAGGATCGTCAAAAAAGGACGGTGCGGCCTTCTTGTCCTCCGCAATCATCCGTTCCAAATCGGCGGCGCGTTCACGGTCATTGTCGTCCGCCCTGTTCGTCATGATCTTATATTGCAGATTGTTGTATTCGAGCTCTTTGTTCCCGAGCGCGATGAAGTGATTGAACGTCTCCACAATCCCGTGCGTCTGCCGTACAGAATCCATATCGTGAAGAGCGAGCGCCGCATCGTTGGGATTTGTCAAAGACACATTGCGCAGTTCGGGAAATTCCTTCCAGACTGCCTCCATTGCCTGATCTTCGGGCATGACGGCTGCCTTCGCCCGCTTGTAATCGTAGACATTTAGTGCCTGCTTATAGGCGACGTCGTCATTGATGAACGCATCCGCCGAAATCCCCGTCGTATCCTCTATCTCTTTCGCCTTTTTGAGTTTATCCTCAGGCGTCACGAAATAGTGTAAAAACGTCTCCGATTGGCGCACATCCTGTGCAATCGTGCTGCCTTCATCCGCTTTTTGGTTGATGTACCCACCGACAAAGGATTTGATCGGGTGCGTGACCGGTTCAAGGACAACGCCGCGCAGATTGTCTCCTGCTTCCTGCACTTCGGGCGTTGGGATATAGATACCGTACTTATCACGAGACGCGACCTGTGCCTCATAATACGCACTGTACGCATCTTTGATCTTTCCGAGCCTATCCCCCGCAGCGCCAGCAATCGCCCCAACGTCTTCAGAGATGATCGTCGCCGCTTTGGAATAAAACGGCTTAGCTTCCCACGCCGCCTGATTGGCTTCTTTGGCTTCACGCTCTGCCTGTGCCGCCTCTCTCTGTTCCCGCTCCTCGCGGCCTTCCTGTAAGTAGCCTTCAAGATCAAATGCCATGATGATTCTCCTTTAGTCCGTCCCTTGATATTCGTCGTGGCTTTCTTCGTCTTCATCCTCAAAATCATTCGTAAGCGCGGTAGATACGTCACTCTTTGCCAACAGTGCACACGCGGTGACGGGGTCTACACCACGCGAAACGAGCCGCTTCATAGCCTTATCCAAACCGCCGGTTTCAATGTCATCCGTGATTTGCGACCACACCTCTGGATTGTTCTGCAGCTCCTGATACTCGTCACCAAGAAGCCCCGAGTCATCAAGACGCAAAGCCGCGCTCTTATACGCAACAAATTGATCGGAGGAAATTTTAGTCCCCGTAGCAATACGCGCGTCCATCTTTTTCATGATTTCTATATCCTTTGACGGGTTGTAGCCCCTGCCAGAACGCCCGCCGCCTACACGGCCACCGCCAGAGCTGCCGCCAACATGATAATATTGTCCAATGGTACGCTCGATCGAAACACGCTCGTCCATACTGAGGTCTTGTCCGTTCAGCATAGAGAGTGCCGCGCTGTAGCTTCCTGCGCTCTGCGCCGCCTGCATCACGCCATCGAGGTATTGTCTGCGCTGCTGTTGATATGCTTTCTGCATATCGCCGCCCTTCGCTTCAATCAGCTTCATCAACCGATCACGCTTTTCCGGGTCATACGCACTCACCGTTCGTTCTGCTCCGCCAGCACGCCCAAGGGCTTCTTGCACATATTCTCGTACCGATGGTTCATCCCCATTGCCTTGTCTCGCATCCCATGAGTAATGTCCACCTGCACCAATGGCGTCTTGTGCACCATCCCGCCATCGTTCGCCGTTTTGGTATCCTGCATACCACGCGACGAGCGCACCTTCCGGGCCAAGTTCGTCATAATACTGTCCGAGTTTGTACTTCGCAACGATTTCTTGATTTTCCGGTGTCTGCGGCGCGTCTGCCGACAGTCCTGCCTCCTGTGCCCACGCCGGCCAATTCTCCGGCATGATCTGATATTTCCCGAATGCGCCTGTGCGTCCATTCTGTGCGCTGTAATTTCCGCCAGATTCCTGTCCCGCAACAGCCGCAAAAAAGCCTTCTTTATCTTTAATTGCACCGCCGGCACTCTTCACTGCATCTTTGCCATACCTAGCATTTACGTACTCCATAGCTTTTGCAGCGTTAAAATTCTTTCCATCCCAAACGCCAGGCATATTAAAGATTTCATCCGCCTCCAGATCCATCTCTTTTGCCTGCTGTTTTTGCTTTCCGACACGGGCAAGTTTCCAATACGTCTGTTGGTCCATATCCGAGCGGAACTGATTCAGTATCTCATCGGCGCGGTCATAGTCCTCATTTTCGAGTGCCGCGCCCGCAGCGGCGGCCGCGACATCCGTCACCATCTTCCGCCGCTCTTCCGCCAGTTGTGCGCCAGACCACCCCTCCTGTTTTGCGCGCACTTGCAGGAGCGTATCGCCATTCTTGACGTACATTGTCGGTGCACCGGTTACCTGCCACGTGAGAGCCGCCTGCTGTGCATTCGTCGCAAGGTTGGATGCGAACGTCTCCTTGCGCACCTCGTTCCCCTGTGCCATCTCCTTGGAGGCGGCGATGCGCTGGAAGTTCGCCATATTCTCATTGAGATTGCCCTTGAGTGCGTATTTGACGCTGTCGTTGTAGTTCTTGCTTACATCGTCATACGTTTGGTTGATTGCGTCGGTCGTGCGCCCCATAAGCCCTTTTGCGTTCTCTCCGACACCCGTCACAAAAAGCCCGTTCTCGCCGTAGAGCTGCTGCGTGAGACTTGTCATAATCTCGTTGCGGGCTTTCATCACATCGGCGGCGTCAAGATCATCACGACGCTGCGCCAGCACCTTGTTGACCTGCCCGATTGCTGCGCCGAGCTTGCCGTATTCCTCTCCGCCGCCGCCATAGGCGTTGACATCCGACGACACCCGCACGGCGGGCGGATGCATTGTGTTCGGCTCTACCGCCGCCTGATACGTCGTGAACTTCATCTCTTACCACCTCCCGCGTGGGTTATAGTTCTTGAAGCCTTTCCCGAACGAGTCCGTAAACGGTGCCTGTGTCATTGGGAAATACGGCGTGCCGAACGTATACCCCGCCTTTGACCCGTAGAATGCGCTTGTACCGTAGCCCATGTCACGCGGTGCTACGCCCGCCTGCACACTTCCCTGCGCCGCAGCGTTCCCGTGTTTCCACGGCTGCGTGACACCGTAGACACTCGCCGCCGTCCCGAGGATTGTCGCAAGTCCCGACATCTTCGCCTGCCGCTTTACGTTCGCCGCCGATGCGTTTGCTTGATTGGCCTGATTGATATAATTGCTCTCCGCCACACGCGAACTATAGTTATCGTTCCTCTGATTCATCAGCAGATTCATACTGTCTTTGTTGTACGCGTCATAGCCCGAGGAAAGAATGTCCATTGCAGAGCCCGCAAAGTTAAGCCCCGCTGCACCTGTCTCCGCACGCTGCGCCCCTTCTGCTAGGCGTTGACGGGCTCTCAGTGCCTCCTGCTGCTGCGCATAGTTGTCGGCGATCTGCTCCTGCTTGCGGTTTTCGATGCGTGCGTTCTGCTGTGCCGCGTCCGCCTGTGCTCGATACATTGACGCCTGTGCATTTGCTTGTGCCTGCTGCTGCCGATACTGCAACAACCCGCCAAGCGCGGTAAGTCCTGCCACCCATCCGCACATCTTATTTCCTCCCTTCGCCCTCAATCGTAAACGGAATGAACCGCTCACCGCCGATCACAATCTCCTGATGAAATGCCGCCCCGCAGAACTTAAGCCATGCGATTGCAGCCTTGTTGAAGGCCCCCACCGCGTTATAGAGCACGCCATAGTCATTCGCCCAGCGCGTGAGAATCCGCTTGCTCTCCACCGCGAACGCATAGCGGTGATCTGCCACGCGGTTTGTCCCAAGGCACCAGATCAAATGGCCGGGATTCCCTTCCACCGCGCCATGTCCCCACACGGCGATAAGCCCCGTACGGTCACACGCTGCATAGCACTCCTCCGAATGCATGACAGACTCATATACCTCGGCCTCCATTGTCCCGCGTTCCTTGACGATTGCTTTCATCTCACGACGGTCAGCGGCGCGCAGCTGCCGATAGAGTTCCGCTGCCACCTGCTTTTTCTTCTTCTCCTTCGTGATCTTCTTGATCTCATAGTTAGCCACCGAACGATACCTCCCTAATAATCGCAGAGAGACTAAACGGATACGGCGTATCATGCACAATGCACGTGCGCCCATCCGTGTCATATCCACCCGCAGGAAGCGTAATTTTTTTGTCTCCCGTATAGAGGACATTGTTATCCGTTTCCATTGCCTCCGCGTCATAGATGATCTTATCCATATTGTGTGCATTCTGCCCGACACGTCCGCCGTAGGACTTCGTCAGACGCAGGATAGCGTTTGTCACAACCTTCTTTCGTCCTTGCACCGTTCCCGTGTCGGTGTTCCCCGCGTCCCAGTTTGGCTGTTCCAGCGTCATTGTATACGGCAGGCCGACGATGATGTTTTTCGCCGCCTCAGGGATATGTGCATCTGCCGCCATCTTGACGCCTTCGAAAAAGTATCCATCCGCCATGACAACGACATCCTTCCCTAGGAGTACATCCCCTGCGGGAAGTTCCTTCTGCGCCGCCGGGTATTCCACACGCACAGCGGCGTCCATCATCGTATAATCCTGCTCCGCATCGGATTCGACGAGAGGCGCAAAATACTCCAAATAGCGCACGCTTTTCCCGTCTATCCTGCGCTCAACCACTGCGTAGATACGGTCATTGTTCCCGTGATTTGCCGCGCACACGGCCTTATATTTTCCGTCCGTCACGAAATGACTCCACGCGTAGACCTTTTGATCGGCGACGTAGGTGAGACAGAGCATCAGCCCATCATCCGTCACAAAATAGAGGAGGCTGTCGGGCTCCTGTGCATAAGCCGCGCTCACGATATTCCGCCCTCTCACCAGATGTTTGGCAAGGAGAGTCAGGTCATTCCCGATATACCCGTCGCTCTGATAGGAGTATCCCGTATCCCGCACAATCGAGCCGCGCCGCTGCACATAGACAATGCGGTTTCCGACGCGCAGAGGAGGGACATTGCTGCATCCGTAATTCTCCTGATTCCGCGGCGTGATGTTCGTCGGCTTTACCGTCTCACCGCCCGCAACCGTCCACGTGTTTCCGTCCGTAAAGACGACAAGGTCATTGCCGACGTCCATGTGACAAATGCTATATGACTGCCGCGAGAGCAGATCAGCTGTGATTGCGCTGTCATCTGTCACCGTGCCTGATTCTTTGTCTATGCCGAAATTCTCATAATCTCCGCTCCTCGACATCCAGAGCCGCTGCGGATATTTTCTGCACCCTCCGAAACAAAGTCGATCTTGGAAAAATGCAGCACAGCGCGGATAACCATTCACTTTGCTCCACGCGCCCCAGTACCAATCCGATGTTGCCTCAACCCCGCCAAGGGCTTTATCCACGCGAGCCTTCGCCTGTCTTTCGTTCATTATCCCCGTAATCGTCACATATCCCTCATGACGATATGGATAGGCGGAAAGGTCAGCGCGGATACTACCACCGACCTCCACGCGGATTCGCATCAGGCAGTATTCGTCCACATCACCGGATTCTGTTGGATTGTAGTCATCACTTGACGTGTACGTCCGGAGATCAACCCATGTTGCCCCATTATCAAGAGACTGCTGTATGCTAATCTTGCCAGACCATGTGCCATGCGTGATTATTTTCCACTGTTTTCCAACATGGAGAACACTGCTATAGGCCGTCCCGCTGCCGTTATATGTGACCGTCTCTCCGTTCACATACTGCTCAATCTTCATCGTGTCATTCATACATTCGGCGTGGAAAATATCCTTTGACGCCGTTAGCTGTATCTCACCAGTTCGCCCCGAGGGGGTTATCTTTGCCTCCTCGTCCAGGTTGATATCGCTATACGGGCTCGTCAGCCATACGGCCTCAGAGATACGCCAATCGCTCTCACTGTAGCGTGACAGCTTCTGCACCGGATGTGCCCTAGAGCAGATATACATCACATCCACCGACTGTGCTACACGGATATTCGGAAGGTCATCCACCGAAAACGGCGTCTCAAGCTCCACGGGAAGGCGCACTGCATCACGCCATATACGGATATACTTGTCACCGATTTCAAGGAGATAGGAGACATCGACGGTGTAATCAAACCGCACGAGAATCGCGTCGCGGTCATCGTATTTCATCCGTCCTGCATAGATACTGCCGGGGCGTTTATAGACGGGACCATACGGGCGAATAATCGCATTCTCCGCCATGAGAAGGGCGAGTTGGTATTTATCCAGGTCAACACGCGAGGCGATCTCTCCCGAAATCTCCCCGCCCGTGAATGCGGGTTGTATCGAATAAAACGGTGTCGGCTGTGCCATGCGATCACCTCCTCTTACGTAAACCGCTCATTGGCGTACTTGTTTGGATACCGCATCCGCCGCTCTTTTTCGAGGACGCTGTATTGCTTCGCCGTAACTACAGACTGCTGTGCAAGCTGCATGTGCTGCATTGCGATATTTGCATTGCCCGTAATGCCCATAGCGATAGAGGACGCAAGGAGATGTGTCAGCCCTTCCGTAAACTCTTCGCTAAACATATTCGCGTCTCGTACGTCCGCCGTGTACTCCGCCCACGCGTCGCGCACGTCCGTCGCAATCGCCTTTTGTCCGCCAAGTGTGACGATCTCAAAGTCCTCCCGTGCCTCTTCCTTTTTGCGTGCGCCGTCTTTGTCGTACACATAAATCACACTGATGCATTCGGCAGGATAGGAATAGGCGTAATCCCAGCCAGGAACATCAGAAGTGAACAACGCCAGCCGCTCAATGCGTTTGGCAAATCCCCACGAATACGCCGCCAGCATTCGCCGCCGATCATGATCGTAGTGGATTTTACACTTGCGTGCATCCTCCGCCGCATCGTCAATGCTGTTAATGCGCCCGTTCCCGAGATAGGAAAGAGCCATATTGCAGATCTCCGTACTGTTCATAACGATTCCTCCTTTGCCATAACGTCATAGAGACTATGGCACTATTGCAAAGGCAGGAGAAAAACTCTCCTGCCTTCGTTATACCCAGACCGTATCAGCGGTTGATGTTGTCGTCGAGGACGAGCCCCGCCGTCACCGTCCCTTTTGCATACGTGCTTGTTCCCTTGATGCGCAGATACCCGAGGTTCCCGCGCGGAACATGCACCGAAAGAGGCACCTGCTCATAGGTGCCGAGCGTCTTTGGCGTCGTAAACGCTTCATTTGCCGACGTTTCGAGCACTGCCTTAAAGGTGCCCGCCCCCGCATCCTTGACACGCAGTACAAGGATAGGCGGGTCTCCTGTTTCGCCGACGCCTACCTTCAAAACGTCAGAGGTCATTGCGCCGTTCGTCAGCGTCGCCGCATTGTAAAACAGATTTTCGCCGTCAAGAATCATGTTTTTACACTCCTTTCCTATGCCAGCGGGACGCTGTTCTCCTCATCGGAGATAGCGTCGCACTTCTTGATCTCAATCCCGCCGAAATAGAGACGGGGCACATCCGCCTGAAGCTCCTGCCGTGTCACGTGGACGTTGTTCTTGTCGAGCAGGTAGATTTCAAACCAGTTGTAGAGAGATTCCGAGACGTACATGACGACCTTCTTCTCACGCGACTGGAGATTGCGGATGCGGTTCTTCGCCGTGACAAACTTTTCGATCAGCTTCAGCTTGTCCGCGCTTTCCATAGAGCCCGTGATCTTATCTACGTCAATGTTGCGCACCGCCGCATTCGCGCGGATATCGCCGACCGAAAGCCCCGCCTTCCACGTGAAGAGCGTCACAACGGCCTGATACTCATTGCCGTCCTTGTCCTGTACCGTCTGCTCACCAAGATCACGCTGCTTGAGGCCTGCCTGCGAGTTCTTCGGGTAGATACCGCTCGTCGCATGCGTGCCCCAGCCGACAAGGAACGCCGACGTATTCTTTGCGCCAGCATTCGCCGTCATGCCGCCGATCACCTGATAGCCCGGGGTATTCTTCGCGCCGCCGATCACGGGATAGCGCATCGAAAGTCCGTTGAACGTATCGAGGTCATCGTCTGCATTGCCGTAGAAGATATTCGCGGCAATGGCGTCCGAGAACCCGCCGACAAACGCGGCGTCCTCACTGCGACGGAACTGCTCGCCGTTCGGTGCAAGTGCCAGCTCCTCAATGTCGACACACGAACGATCTTCGAGAATAATGCACGTGTCCTGCACCTGCATCGTCGTCGACTTGTGCCGCGTTACGCCGCGGTTGATGCGGCGCACCGAGGGCTTCGGCATCGACGTGCGAATCGTCGTGCGGTTGCCCGTGGGAAGATTGCCCATCTTCCACGTCACATCATCCATAATGGGATTGGCCGAGAGAAGTGCCTCAATGATGAAATCGACACTCCCGTCGGGTGCCAGACGCTTCCTCAGATCGGAAAGCGTCAATGCCTGTGTTCCGAGTGTTGCCATAGCTTCGTCCTCCTTTAGCTATACTTCTTGAAATCTGTATTTGGATAAATCGACTTCTCCGCGCCCGCCTGTGCGCCGCGCAGTCCGCCATCCTCACCGATCAATTCACCGACCGCCGCCATGAGACGAATCATTTCTACGCGATTCCCAGCGCCAGTCTCATTCAGCATCTGCGTGAGTCCGGGCACCTTCTCAGCCAGTGCGTCACGCCCCGCCGCCGCTTTTGCCACAACGGCGTCAAACTGTCCGCCGAGTGCGTCACGCGCCTCCTGTGCCCATCCTGCCTGTGTGTCTTGTACGGCTTTCATGGCCGCATCTACACCCTGCTGCATGTACTGCATCCCATAGGACGCAATCGCCGCCGCCTGCTCCTGCGAAAGCCCCGCCTTCTTCGCCACATCTCCAAACGCCGCCGCAGACTGTTCGTCATACGTCATGCCTTCGGGGACGATACTCTTGAAGTCGTACGCGTCGGGGACATTCGGCGTGCTTTTCCCGCCGAGAATCGTGTCATTCTTCGCCTCTTCTGCGCTGCCTTCGGTGTCCTTTACCTCTTCTGCCTCATCAGGGGCTGTGTCACCTGTGTCGGGACTACTGCCCGCATCGGCGGGCACATCACCCCCATCTGCGAATCTCTGCAAGTCAAAGAGATCTGTCATGTCTATTCCTCCTTTGTTTCTGCTGCCGTAATCATGGCTTTCAGTTCGTTCAGCGTCTCACAATATTCGCGTTCCGCCTTCTGCTTCTCCGAAAGCAGCTCCTCATTTGCCGTGATGATGTTCTGTATGTGGAGTCCTACGCGCCGCTCCCCTTCCATGACGAGCAGGCGGTTGACATTATCCTCTGTGAATGCCGTCCCTCCGAACAGGTGACAGCGTTCAAACAGGCGCATAATGAACCAGCGCCCCTCTGCCGAATGCATCAACGAGAGAAGCGCTGCACGATCTTTTGATTCAATTTTCTCATCTGCGATACGCCGCATTTTATCTACGGGGCTCTGTTCATAGTCCATTGACGCACCTCCTACAGATCACTCATGCCAAGAAGCTGCTGCATGGCAGGGTTGCCGTCCTGCGCCGCCTCTGTTGCGTTCTTCGCCGCCTGCGCTGCGGGTGCCGCCATCTGTGCCATTTGTGCCGCCTGCTGCATCTGCTGCGCCTTCTCTGCTGCTTCCTGCTTCTGTTGCTGTATCTGTGCAAACTCATCGTCTGTGCGCTTGATTGCCGCAGGTGCACCGAGCATGTCAAAGTAGCGGTTGACACTCTCATTCCAATCGACCTTATCCAGCACGTCTTGATTAAACTGTGCGATCTGCGCGACGAACGCTACCGCCTGCTCAATGTTGACAAGCCCCGACATCTTCTGTGCCTGTGCAAGCGGTGAAATGTACTCAATCTTGAGTTCCTGCTCCGCCAGCATGGCCGCCGTTTCTTCGTCTTCAGGCTCGGGAAACATCCTCTCACGGTCAAGGATGTTATACACGCGCTCAATGATGCGCCCGAGAAATTCAAACTGCATCCGCTGTACCACAGGCCCGAGGATGTTCATTTTCTCCTGCGTCCGTTCAAGCACTTCGCGTGCGGTCATGGACTTATCCTGTTGGTCGAGCATCATGAAAAGGTCTGCACTATACGCACGCTTAATGCGCGTCGTGACATCCGCGACAACCTCCCGCAAATGATCGAGATTCCCCTGCACCTGAAAAAGCGGCGTGACAGCGTCCTTCTGCATGACAAACGTCTTGCCGGCGGGGACGAGATTCACGCCCTTGATGCCGAGCTCCGGAGACGCGACGACGGGCGGCTTTACCGTCAGTTCAACCATCGTCAGCTTGTCCTTTTCAAGGAGATGCAGGACTTTTGCGTCCCCCTCCGCAAACCAGCCGGGCCCTTTGCCGTAGCTGTCATTCCCCGAGATGAGATACCGCGCCACGGGGACAGGCCACTCGTGGAATCCGCCGATATGGAGGAATTCATCTTCCGTGCTCCCCTCCACGTAATAGACAGAGACATACGGCAGATGGAAACTTCCGAGCTTCTTCGGGTCATAGTTCCGATTCGCGCCGACATACCAGACAACGGTATGCGTCGCCTTAATGCCAGGCGTATTGGACAGCTCCGCACGGATATTGTCGGGTGCATTCTCCGCGCCGAATTTATCCACGATCTGTGACGCGCTCATTTTTACCTTGCGGCAAAACGTCTGCACCGTTCCATCTGGGCCATTCTCCATAGCGTAGCTGCCAATCGGATAGGGAACGAAATGCACGCCATATTGATGATCGGGGAAAATACCAAGCGGTGCCTGCCCAAAGGCGAGCTCCAAATAACAGCTGTGCACCGCCGTATAGAAATTGCTCTTTTCTAAGACGTCCGCAAGAATATCAATGCGCTCGTCCAGAATCCGTCCGAGCTCCGAATTGTCCTTGAGTTCCGTATCCGCAAAATCCAGACGAAACCACTTGCGCGACGGTGGGGTAAGTCCCCCCATGACACCAGCGGCGAAAATTTGATTGCTGTCCCATGCGCAGTTATGCCACACATTGGTATCCTTGCGATTACCCGCGTTCGTCTCATCATCCACCCCGTCAAACACGCCGACATAGGGCAGTTGATAGGCGCGGATTGCCTTCCAGCGGGCTTCATACGTATTGCGCTTTTCAATCAGCTGCTTTACCACCTGCTCTATTGGCTTGCGTGACAGAGACAGCTTCGCCGCAAGGTCACTCGCACGAATCAGCGGGGGCAGCCGCGCCCCCTGTGCATTCTCTTCCTTCATGTTCCTCCTCCTTAACCGAGGGTTGTGCGCCAGTTCCCTGTCGCTCCGCCGAGAATCGTGTCACGATCACTTGAGAGCATCGTCGATGCGCGTCCATGACGCCGCTTTTGGGGCTTCGTCGCATCACTCGTTCCGACATCCGAGGACTGCACCACCGTCGGGGCAGGATCTACCTTTGGCGGTGTATAACTTCCACCGCCGCCGCCTCCGCTGCACATAAAAATCACCTCCTTTCAGTGCAACAAAAAAACAATGTGCGCATCCTTCACATTGCTTCGAACGGGTCATATTCCGTGTTGCACATCTGCCTTTGCCGCCCTACACGTCCCTGCATATAGACAGGACGGGCAAACGTCAAGACAAGCGCATCCGCAAGGTCAGGGCTCTTCCCCGTGCGCTCCTTTAACTTCTCTTTTGGTTCAAGAATAATGCGCCCCGACGGATTGAATTTATATTCCACCGTGGAAAGCTCCGTCTTGAGTTCCGCGTTCTTCGGCAGCGCGCCGCCAGACGTCAGCCAATCGCGGCATTTGAAATACATCTCCGCGCGGATATTCGCGTAGCGGTCAGCACTCAGTGCCGCTTCGCCAAAATTGACCTCGCTCACTTGATATTGCAGCTGCCGCAGTCGGTCAATGACACCAGCGCCCATAGCCCCTGCGTCGATAAAGACAGCCTGTGGACGATGTTGGTTAATGCAGTCAATCACACGATTGGCAACCTCCATGGTGGAAAGCCCCGTAAACGTGCGAACATCTCTCGTCCATAGCCCTTGACGCACGCAGAGCACAGTGCGGTCGTCGCCGAATCGCGCCACATCCACGCCGATGATAACAGGCTGCCCCTCTACATCCTTCTCCGTCAGCTCTCTTTCCGCCGCCGCACTCACAAGGTCAATCGGGATAACAACGTCAGAGGCAGACGCCGTGAAGTCACATAGAAGCTCCTGCCGAATCTCCATATCGGTCATTTGTGCTTTCATGTCGGCGAGCTCATCTGTTGGGATAACATCCGTCTCATCTGCACGGTAGAGGCATGCATACCAATCCGCCGATTTCTCCGCGTGCTGGTACATCTCGTAAAATTGATTCTGCCCCTTCGGCGTCCCAATGAATACCGCCCAGCCTTCGCGGTCGGCAAGCGCAGGACGGATAACACCGCCCCAGAGCTCCGGCTTAATATCCGCATACTCATCGAGGATAACCCCGTCGAGATAGATACCGCGCAGCGCATCGGGGTGATCTGCGCCAATGATATAGAGACGTGCCCCAGGCGAGCCGTTATGACGCGTCGGCAGCTCCACATAGAGCTCCGACTCATTCACCGTGCGGCCGGGGATAGGATTCGTATAGTATTTCAGATACTCCCACGCCACGCGCTTCGCCTGATTGCGGTATGGTGCAACGTAGGCGTAGACAGGGGCTTTCTTCTCGTTGAGAATCGCCTTTTTAATCATCTCGTTGACCGTGCCGACCGTCTTGCCGAAACGACGGTGACAGACAAGCACCGCGAATCTGTACCGCGTCAGCGCAGGATGTATCGTGTCACGCCATAGCGGGCGCGGCGTGTATGGTATTACAATCTCAGCCATCCTTGCCCTCCCATCGGAACGTCAAGGGGCCGCCGTCTGTACCGCTGAGCGAAAGCTTGTCGTTAAACATACCAATATGCCTCCCTAGCAATTCGAGCGCCTTGATCTTGTCATGAAGCTTGATTTCAACCCCGTTGGCCCCTTGTTTGATGCTTGCAATCGCCGCGCGTTGATCATCCGTCAGGTCGCATGTTTCCTTGATCACAGCTGATTCGACCGGAACCTTTACGCCATCTCTCTCGATGATTGCCTGCATCACATAGGCATAATCTGTCACATCCGCAAAGGCAATCCGTGCAAGCTCTTTGACAACACGCTCCTGTGATACCTCTGTTCGTTTTTGGAGGTCTTTTTGACGACGTGCGACCTCTTCTGCGATTTTAGGTTTTCTAAGGTTTTCAGCGCCTATTACATGAGCCGTTTTTGCCTTATATCCTGCTCTGATTGCAGCCTGTGTCGCATTGAAATCAACCAGATACTCATCGACAAAGCGCATCTGCTTTGGTGTCAGTTTCACGTCGTCACCTCCTCCTTACAATTTCTTGAACCCCGTCTTACTTGACCGTGAAGTTCTCCCGCTTCTTGTACACGTCAACGTACGTATAACCCTTGTCGCCGTCGTGCGTGATCTCATAATACATACCGTCGTTCACAGTCGTACTCACGAGTGCTTTCCAGTTCTGAAGCGTCTTGGAAAACCAAACAATGAACACGTCCGCTGATGTGATCTTCTTATTGCCTGTCACATCAACGTGCTTGTTGAAGTAGTCCGCAACAATCTGTTTTGCCTTTTCCTGCATAGTAAAAGCTCCTCTCAACAAATGAATAGAATTTTTCCCACGAGAAAAGCCGCCTCGATTGAGACGGCCATTCCGTGAGATATAGGAGGAGAGATCAGTGGTTGTGGTTATCCCCAAGCTACCCACAATAGCAGTATAGCACGTTTTCCCGACGAAAAAAGGAAGTAAAAGGGAACAAAAAGTCGGTTAAAAATACCGTTGGAAAGATGATTGAGTTATCCAACAAAAAAGAAGCTGTATTGTCAGCTTCTTATCTTTGATCATCTGTTTCATCGGGAGCACCCATCATTATTTTTTGTTTTTCGATGAGCTCTTTCCTATTAGCACGCTTACCATAAACAAATACTCCAACTAGAACACTGAGTGACCCAAACATCGTGATATATCCAGAGAGCTCATAGCCCGATTCAATGATATGTGTCCCACAAACAATTGCAAGAACAGCAACACCCCCTCCAATGACAACTCCTAATGTGCTGTTTCTCCCATTTGCCCGTATGACAGTATTTTCCATCTCCTGTCGATGCTTTGCCTGACCTTCTGCCATTGCAATAATGCGATCCGCCGCTCCTGGACAAACATCCTCATACTTCTCTAGATGTTGTGGCAGGGGCAACGGACCTCTATAAGTCAACTCTGCGTGACTAATTACCGAGGGGCGTGGTTGATGAATCAGAGTCTGCTCTTTACCGTTTTGACGTTTCTTTGCCATAAGTTATCATCGCATCCTCTAAATCCTTTCCCACCGCACGCCAATCCAATGAAAGCGCAATACGATCTGCGGTTTGTTCATCCGGAGACCCATTGTATCTCACAAAGGTATCCCCAACGTCTAGGGAACTCGCAACGCCACCAAAAAAAGATAACCGAGGGTACAGGCACTCTGCAAAACTCATATAAACCTCCCCCTTCTAAAAACAAATACTCTTCCCCTCTAGGGATTTCACATTATAGCATGAATTAGACTTTTTGTATAGCTTTTTCCGCTATAGAATATGTGTATATACACATATTCTATAGATTTTTCCCATATCCTCTTTTTACCTAAACAATAACGAAAGTTTAAGCTGCACAGGTCTCATCACTACCCCGAATAACATCAGCGCAACATCCCGCAGCACCTTTCCGCCCTTCTCCTTCACCCACTTCTCCGTATAGT